TAACAATGGCCCTACGTGCTGGAAGCCCTGCATCTCGGAAGTCAATAATACTTTCTTCTTCATCAACTCCGCAAGATATTGAATAATCATCATATCCTTTTTTCTTTATCTGGTTAGCCATTTCCTTATTTCTTATCTTGGATCCTCCAAGCTCGTCTAATAAAAAAACTTTTTCCTGATTAGGAACATAAGCTACACGGAGAAATGCTTTAGGATCTGGATACCACCCCCAGTCCTGTCCCTGGTAAATGCTTTGATACTTCTGAATCTCTTCATCTGTTATTGTCCGAATCTCCAACAGCTCAAAAATATTTGTTCCAAGTCCAACCGGAAGTCCTAAATATTCATGGTCGTAAGCTCTCTGATTTGTCTTTCTCAAATGCTCCGCATCATCAATAAATTGCGGTCCAAGCCATTCAACAGGAACTGATCTATAATCGCTCTTGTGCCTGTAGCTGTCAGCTCTCGGCTCTTCTACGTACACGTTCGCCCAGTTGCTCCGGCTGATCGGTGGATTGAATGTCTTAAATACTTCAAATTTGCTTCCACCACGAAGTACAGACTGTTGAACTGTACGGATTTCTTCAATTCCGGCAAACTCATCAAGCTCCTCAAACCAAAGGTACTTGAAATATCCTTTTTTTACTTTTATGGACTTTGTTTTCTTAGCTTTATCCAGTCCTCTGAATATGATCTTTTGTCCTGTTGGCTTATACACATATTGCATAGGACTTAAACTGTCAGCCCATAAATCACTTGCTCCAAGTGCATCAATCCCCCATGCGATCTGTTCATACACAGATTCTCTGAGCGTATTACCGACTTTCCGAAAGATTACAGCATTTGACATTAAGCCATTCTCTGCATCCTGCATCATCTGAAACGGAATCATGACGCCTACAAAAGATGATTTTGTGGATCCGCGTCCACCGTACAGATCATAGTAAGTGTGTTTGCCATCTAAAATATCCCAAAACGCATTGTAAAATGCCGGTGCTACAATCTCATTCAGCTTGATAGCATTACTTTCCATCCTGTTTCTCCGGTCTCGGAATATTGTTCACAATCGTAATCTTTCCGTCTCCGAAATCATCATTTTTCTTATCAGCGTCCCAGCCCTTGAAGTTGTTTCTAAGGCTAAACTGAGCACCATTGGAACCGTCACGATCAAACAATCTTTCCTCTGCGTACTGCTCTACCATACTCTTCGCGCGCGTTATCGTGTTACAAAATTCCTCTTTTCCTTGATATCTTAATAAATCCAATCTACTTGTAAATCCTAATGCAAGAGCTAAACCAGTTACTGTTGGAGGCTTTCGATTAATAACCACCGGATTTCCAAATTTATTCAATACAGTTTTTCCATTATCATCTTTTAATATTTCACCTTCACATTCTTTGAAATATGTGTCAATTTTTTCTTCAATTTCGTTCACCGTCTTATATATTGGTGGTCTTCCTACCTGTTTTCCCACGTTCTCACCTCCAAACAAAAATTCTGCCACATACGGTACATAGCTATAGATATATACTATATTACCATACATGGCAGAAAAATTTGTCCCCACATTTTAATATTAATTGTAGTATTATATTTCTCTTAGTTTTCTTAGAGTATCATAAAACATAGCCATTGCCTTGCGCTTGTATGCGTAGAAATCGTCTCGCTTTGCCGGTATGTACTTTGTCTTCATGATACGGTCATAGGATTTGTTTGTTACAATAGATTCGTACACCAAAAGTTCAATCCCCGGAGGGCAAGAACTTATGCAGCAGTGTAAAATATCATGTCTCTGCTCTGGTGTAGCTTTCTGGCATATATCCTTTAAACGGTTAATATCTTCCGGATATACGCCAAAATCAACAAGTGACTTTTGCCTGGTTCGCATATCATCACTCCTTTTTATTTCTATTTATGCTTGCCACCAAAATGTGTAATCAAGTAAATAGTGCCAAATGACCCGAATATTATTCCGAATGTAAATGCTATTAAACTATCAATCATTCTTTTTTATTTCCTCTCTTACCATCTTCAACTTAAACTCTGAAACATTTGGATACGAGATCTCAAACTCTTCTTTTCCATCCATTTGATTCATGAACCATTCAAATACAGAGGCGATTTCCATATCGGTTACGTCTTTTTTTTCACCTACCCATAAACCTTTTTCTTCGTTTACATTTCCATAGTAGATTGTATTTGTAATAGGACTAACACCCATTGCTTTGATAGTTTTACTTGCCATTCTTCATCTCCTCCAATTCCACTTATACGATATTTTTCTCATCCAATGCTGCTTTTTCAACAGCTTTCAGATAATCAATTTGCCGCTGAATGTAAGGATCGGTTTCTTTCCCGCCGGATGCAAGCCAATCAGAGATTCTACTTTTTACATCCTGTAAAACCGATATAGGAATCAGTCTAGTATTAATGGTATTCAGTATTTTAATCATTAGCTTTCATCTCCTCCATTTTTTTCTCAGCTTCTTCGCGAGTGAGGAATATTGTCTTACCAAATCGGTCAACATAAGTGTTTACATCTATAGACGAAAGATAAATTGAATACACATAATATTCTTTTTTACTATCACATTCATATTCACAACCATTGCAATTGTATTCATCAAACCTCGATCCACATTTCGAACAAATCGTCCATCTGGAAGATATGAGGTATATTTCTGCATTCTTATCAGCTGGCAATCTCACAAGCAAGCCCTGTTCTTCTAAGTCTTCATAATCGGCAAGTTTTTTAAACACTTGTTGGATATAGCAATTCTTGCATCCATCTACTACGTATTTACAAAATTCTTCGCAAGTTTTATTCCCAACGCCAATGATATATGTGCATTCATCGTCTGAATAATCTGTTAATCTCTCCATCATTCCACCTCTTTTACTTCTTGATATATAATTGCCATATTGAAATCACTTCTAATAAACTTTAATGTCAGTTTATGATTTACAGCATTTCCAAGTTGATCGTAAATCCAGTACATATCCCCTTGGTCAAAGTTTGTACCCAGATATCTGTTAAGGCTTGATATCAGTTGTTCTCTCCATTCATTATTTCTTTTGTGCGAACTGTACGGCTCTCCTTTTGCCATTGACCTTGAACACCATTCAAGTAGCTTGCAGATAATATCTTCTTTATCGGTACAATTCTTTGCTGTGAAATATACGTTTCCTTTTTCGGAAAGAATTATTTCCCCAAATCTGTTTATGTAGCTCCCGGGGAAGCATTCCATAAGACCGAAAATTTCATCAGTCATCTACTTCACCTCTTCCATCTGGCTTTCTACAGTATCTGCAAGTAGCTTCAACGATCCAATTAATGTATACGTCAATTCTGTTCTGTCTGGGTATTTAGCGAATGTTCTGACAAGGTTTACCGCATCCTTGATTTTTCCTTCATCTTCGACGATTTCGGATGCTTCAAGCAATGTCTTTTCAAAGCTGTAAGTAGCGATCTTATTATCGTAAAAAATCAATATGTTTGGAAGTGGAATTTCGATATGGTTTAAATGGTTTTCTCTCGCCCATTTGAATCCCTGAAACCTTGCTATTTTCAGAACACTCAAATATTCTTCCCGCGTTCTTACAAATACGTTTTTTCCTGTTAAATCAATCATCATAATTTCCCCCCTGTAATCTCATCAATACACTGATTCCAGCCAATCTTATAGCTCGGCGGTTTACCTCCTGCTTTGAAATACTCGCCGTTATAAAGCCCAGTTACTTTCATTTTCTCCGGCAATGGCTTCAGCGGACACCAATTAGGAATCATTTCTGCTTCTTTATCGAGCACGCATTTTCCTGCACCCAGGCAAAAGAGGCTTGCTTCCAATATATTGCTACAATCTTGACCAATTGGACAATCATAGCAATTCTCTGGTGTTTCTATCACTAATACTAATTTACTCATTCAACTCCACCGCCTTTCACGATTTCGATTGCCCTGCTCAGTCCAGCATTGTATCCTTGATGCACATCAGATAAAATACATTCCGATTCAATGAATTTATCTCTTTTCAACTCACCAACAACCTTGTCCACATCAAAAGCTGTCGGCTGCTCGTCCACAATATGTATATATCTGTCTATAATCTTCTGTATTGGTTCTCCTAAGATATTTTGAAGCAGTATATCTTTTTTTAATTTATCTGTGTCGATTAACCGCATTCCTCATCCCTCCTTATACGGCTTTGGAAGTGGCATCCAGGCCATAATATCAATCCAATCATAACCGCCGTCGAGATAATATCCATTGGAATCAATGAAGCACGTATCTTGCCATGTTGTTTCTCCGTTAGTAACCAATATTTCTTGTCCATCATCTGGCATTTTGCAGTCAAGCATATACTGTATATCATTTGATATGGATTCTTCTGCACGTTCTTTTTCTGATATCTGATGATATTTTACTGGAATCCAACCGTTTTCTTTCTCGTCCTGTTCCAGATCGTCTTGAAGCTTCTCAATCATATCTTGAACAACTTTGACATACACCCCAGCGTATTTGTAGCAGTCTGAATATTTATCCTTGTACTGATTTAGTCTGTCTTTGATATGGCTCATTCTTCCACCTCCTCATAAGTTTCTCTGAATATATCTGGTTTACATGGATAAAATTCACCGTGAACACCGCGGATGATATAGTCACCAATATTCGCCAGATGTTCGCCCTCAAGTGTCTTAATAACCAATCCACCCGGAACCTTCCATTTGTCGATATAGAAGTTATCAGATACAATCGGGAAATTAGATGTCATATACTCCTCCGGGCAATTATTATTTGTCAGAAAATCAAATATTTCCCACTTATTTGTACCAGTCCACTGTACTGCGTCAATTACAACTGGCTTCTTTCTGTACTTCATACTTCCACCTCGCTATCCTCTGGCATCTGAAATACAGATTCTTTACCGTTCCACATATCGTCATTTCTTACTGCCATAAACTCATAATAAGCTTCTTGAATCATATCCAGTACCTTCATAGCTTTTGCTTCTGAAGAATATTTACCAAATCTATATCTGTTTCCGTTCTCTAGGCTTAAAATAACAAAATCCTTGTCATTTTTCGCAATATAAACTACAGTCGAATTGCTAAAGTTTAATAAAATTGTTTTATCCTGACTTCTAATTAACATTCTGCGTCCTCCTTAATCTTACAAAAATCGCATTCAGTATTGCATTTTTTCCACTCGTCTGAATATTCTTCATATCCATCCGCTCCATTCAAATACTTGTATGTAAGTACATTCATACATCTTTCACAGGCCGTAGAAAAAACAACGAGTGCTTCCTGTAGTGTATAATCTCCGCTGTTTACCATTGCCATTATGACATCTTGATTTCCACCTCCAATACTTGTATGAAGGTCAATAAGTGGTGTAGTATCCGTTCCATAATCCCATTTTCTTCCCCATGGCTGCCACCACTTTCTTGTTTGGCTACACCCACAATTAGTGCATATATGGCCTTTTAATCCCTTTATCAGACCTGTATCCTTTTTCCAATATTTTCTTTTGTGTTTGCACGCTTCCTTTTGAGATTTGCTATGTACCGCATAAATGCATTCCGTTATTTGCAGTGGGAAACAAGAATGATACGTTCTTGCCTTTTCCGGTGCTTCCCACATTAAATCTTCTTTTTGATTAATCACATTTCCGTTTTCATCCTCGTACCAAATTCCTAATTTCAATTTTGCTTTATCAATATTCATTGCCATCCTCACTTTCCCCATGTAAGCAACTGGCACGCTATTGTGCAGTCCTCCATGATTTCAATACTCGATAAAATCAGATAATTCCATCTGACCAACTACGTTGTTGTCTTGCATCCACCATAGATAAACTTCTTCGCCGCAACTCCACTTCGCATCTTTTCCGCGCCGCTTGCGTTCCTCAATCATTCTGTCAAAAGCACGTATATAGGCTTGCTTGTACTTTGGAAAATCATACATTTCTTTTTCCCTCCGTTTCTTTGACGCAAGCGGACATCCGATACAGCCAACTCTGTCATATCCACATTTGTACAGCTCACATGTTTCTATATGTTCTGAATTAATAAACTCCCATATATCAGAATCTTTCCAGTCAATGATGGGATTGACAACCATTTTGTTTTTCTGCATACAAAGTTCATTCATTCTGCGATTGGCGTCATTGTCGTTCATTAGCATAATTGATGTGAATTTTTCTTTATTTGCCTTTGTTTCACCAATTTTTTCAAATTCTTCTCTTTCTTTTCTCTGCCTGCTTTCAGCCCATCTCACACCAGTAGCAATATATCTATTTGCACACCCTGTTTCCTTAAGGACTTGACAGCAGTAGCGAACTTGTCTTGTTGGTGGCATAAGTTTTAATGGAATTAATTTCCACATCGTGATATGTTCGCCTTTATACTTCGGCATTTCTATTTCGCATTTAATTCCTTTTTCTTCCAAACTTTTAAATACTTTTCGTATGTGCCGCACAGTTTGCGGTGCATCTGCTGTAGTGTGACTATTATGTACTTCAAATGGTATGCCGCTCCTGCGAAAGAGTTCTAGCATCACGTCAGAATCTTTCCCACCGGAATATGTACACACAAGAGGCTTATTATAATGTTTTAAAGATAATTCAGATGTAAATTGTATTCTTTTAATTGCTTTTTGTTCTAAATCCATAATATTTACACTCCAAATCTTCTGACCAATTCTTTATACACCAGTTTCTACCTTTGAATAACTCAATCTATACGCCCTCTGCTCTGTCGGATCTTCGCTAACAAGCAATCCGTTGTCTAAGAGCAAATTAAAGTGTTTTCTGGCAGTAGCCGTTGAAATGTCTAATCCATCTGCAATATTTCTTGTGGACGGCATATAGCGGTGTTTACGGTAATATTTCAAGATAAAGTGATATACCGCTTTATACATCTCCTGTCCCTCTTTGTGTTTGCGCTCTGTATTGTATTTTCCCATCAATAACACCTCACTTAATCGTTAATGCGGAATCTCAAATCAAGATTCAGTTCCTCTTTGATTGATCTTCTATAATCTTCCCAGGTTGCCATATCATCCATCAGATAATCAGCCCCCCCCTTTCCATGCCGTCCATAAACTTCTGGCAGCGTTTCTGTCCAAATCCGAAATCATCATGCAAAACGGCAATTCCAAGGATTGTAAATGTATCAAGTGTCATTTCTTTGATCTTCTGTGCAGCTTTATCCAGGTCTTTACTGGCCAAAGAGGTATGTACTCCTGTAATGCCTCTAAATTTTATTTCCCTCTCAAGTGCTTCTATACCGCCGTCTCTAACGATTCTGAGCGCCAGGTCAAGACCGTCCTCTCTGCCACGCTCATACTCTCTCATTTTGCTCATTGGTTCGCCCTCATTTCTCTTTGCTTAGAATCCAAGAGATTCTCTAAGGCATTTATGCAATCTTGGATAAACTTTTTATCATGTTTATCTGTGCAAATACCACTAATCTCCCCAAGCCAAATTAATTTATCGAAAGCTTGTTTGGAATATTCATCTGTAATCTCTACTGAATAGAATTCTTTTATAGCTTTCCAGTATTCTGTTAGAAACTTTTGTATGATAGGAATATCTTTTGCTTCTACTTTCATCCTCCATCTCCCTTATATGTAACCTATTTGAAAAATCCGGTTTCATTTGGGTTACAAAAAAATCCAGTATTTATGCGGGTTTGCAGTGTTTGTAACCGTGTAACCGTGTAACTCACACATTTCCTATATAGGAGAAAAAAAATAATTTCATTCTCATATTTTTATTTTTCTCTATATATATATACGTTCTGAAAAGTTACAAGGTTACTCGGTTACAAAATTAATCGAATACCGGATCCGATATCTGGAACAAACTCGCCTTTTTTTGCTCTTCCAGGTATCCATCAAGATCATTCACCACTTTCAAACAGCAAAACTTTTTTGGATTCCTGCTTTCTGACTCTCTTTTCAGGACGTTACCGTACTTATTGTTGGAAATAATAAGCCCCATTTTCATGCCCCATGAAAGAAACGCTTTTTTAGAATATCCGCCATTTTTGCAGATGTTATTGAGTGCAGTGGGATAGAAATACACTAACCGGTTCATTTCTCCATCTTTTTCAATGGGATCTCCCCATTTTTCACAAGGCGTATCAACATCAAAACGCTGCTCATTCATAGAAATCATATCCACCAGGTACTCATAACAACGTTCATTCGGGGATACATCCGATACATCAGCAAGCGTGTTTTTGGCATCTTGTATATCAATATACTGCATGTCCTTGAAAAGCATATCCGTGGCGATTCTATCCGCAGTCAGAACAATTGATAAGGAAAGTAGCTGTTTATCCGTTTTATCGTCTGATGCGATTTTTTTCAAAATCTCCTGCTGGATATTTTTGATCTTATCAACACTCATTTCTTCCAGCGCCGCCACGAAGTCTTTCCCGGCAAAGCCATAGTTTTTCTTAAGAATATCAATGGTATTTTGCGGATTGTCGAACAGCTTATCATGCGTGCATTCTACTTCAAGGATACGGTTTACAGCGCCGCCCTGGTTCACGTAGGACTGCAATGGATACTCACCGTTTGTGAGGATACACAACTTCCACACGCTTTCTCTTGTCAACCCAAGTTCTTTATTGGATCTGGTTTTTCCTTGGCCAGAACAGAGATCATACACGATTCGCTCAAAGTTTTCCTCAATCTTCTTATCCTTCTGGCTTGTATCATCAAGGATAAGTGGAAGATTATTGAGCATGTCAGCTTTTACTTCTAGGCCCACATCCGAACTCTTAAAGTTGCCTATATACTTGTTTTCGGACGGATCCGCCCAGACTGAAGCGGCCAGCATGTGGGTAACAGACTTTCCGTTTCCGGTAAGACCCCATAAGTCGGTGAAAAATGGAAGCGCATCCAGTGGCTTAATCAGAACACTGGCGAAAGACGCTGCCAGCATAAACTTAATTTCAAATTTATCCTGCTGCCTGATCTTTTTTACATGCTCATACCAAGTTTCCCTATCTCCTTTTACCCGAATGGCTTCAAAAAGCTGCCTGAACTTCGCATCCCCATCGAATATGATTTCCTCGCTGTATGGCAAGAAACCGTCTCCAATCCATCCAAGCTTTCCAGACGAATATTGTATTTCTATGTACTCATCGTTCAGGTTTTCCACGTCCGATAAGTACCTTACAAGGTGCTTGGCAGTTTCTGATGTTACAGCTATCCCATTCTTGGATAACCCTACAATCTTGGATGCAGTTGCTACGACATCTTTTGGAACAATAATCTCTTGCCATCTATTGTTACGTTTAAAGGCAATTTTTATCTGTTCTTCACCTGTCTGAATATTTTTCAGGCGTTCAACCGGCAATATAGGGTGATAGCAGGCCCTAACATCTGTTATTCCAGTAGTAGAATTCCAAGTGCAAATTCCATCATCTGCTGCAATCCAGTTTCCGCAGGCCATTCTATCGTATGGACTATCCGTGAAGTTCGTATAGTGCTCTACAAGGCTGGCTTCTTTTGACTGCCTCCGGATATCTTCCTGTTCTTGCCTTTTTATATCTTTTTGCACTTTTTTGTATGCGTTTACCACGCTTGTAAACTCCGTTTTACACCTCAATTCAGATGCTCGAAGCGCAAGGCTGGCCAACAGTTCAGCCCTGTAAATCTCATCCTCCTGATTGAACACCTCGTCCAGCACTTCCCGAGACATGATGGATTTCGAATCCAACTTGTTTAAAGGAACCATCTATATCACCTCTTTTCTAATACGGTATATTATTCAACTCCCCATGTAGGTATAGTGCTTTTTGAAGTGCATTCCATGCCTCACACCATCTGTCAGAAAGAGGACTCCATCGCTCGATTTCTGCCCGATAAAAGTCAATATCAGACAAGCATTCTTGCAACTCGGCCTTTTTCTTCCGTTCTTCCTTTTGCCTCATTTCCATCTGCTTCTGATGGTGATATATCGCTATTCTGGAAGAGAAATTTGGTTTCTGGTAAGTTCCTCCAAGTATGGTAAAAGCTGTCTTAAAATCGCAATTATCCATGTTCTGAACGAATGTAAATATGTCACCTGTTGCACCACAACCGAAACAATAATAGCTGTCTTTGTAGATTTTCATGGATGCAGTACGATCTTTCGGATGAAACGGGCACCGAACGAATCCTGCTCTGTTTGGAACCATGCCATATCTGCTCAGAACATCCCTCATGCTATTCTGTTGTTTAATTGTTTCTTTATCCATTTAACAGAATCTCCATTATCCGTTTCCCAGTGTCTTTTTTGTCGCAGAATAGAAATTCAACGCCATATTTCCGTTGCATTGTGCAGAGAATCTTATACAGAACGTCCCCGTGCATAACTTTCTGTTCCTGCTCCACCCAGGTGCCATTCTTTTTAACTCTTTTCTTTGCCCGGGGATTCTCCCACCAGAGAACGTCATCCAGCTTTTCAATTCCTTTTCCATGCTCACACAGAAATATGAGCTTTATTCCTGCTTCATTCGCCCGGATAATCTCAGCACGGAATCTCTCATGCTGCTGGCATACATTTCCGCATAATTCGGAGAGATTTTGCTTTCGGTCAACAACTAACCTGGGGTTGTCATAATTCATATAATCCCCGACGTAGAGCTTTGACACGAACCATTTTTCTCCTGCTGCATCAAACGCTTTCTTAATGCCATCAATAACTTTCTGATGTTCCCTACTGTCAATTTGTATCATGCGAACGGCATCTCCTCATCAATTCCATCTGGAATATCCATAAATCCGTCCGGGTCTGTTTCCGGATGTGGTGTCTCTGACTTCTGCTGGCTCTGGTTAGCACCTTTACTTTCACCAAACTCAATATCTTCTACAACAATATCTGTTGTGTACACCTTCTGCCCATCACGATTGGTGTAGCTGCCGGTCTGGATTCTTCCAGATAAATCTGCTTTCATTCCTTTTGTGAAATATTTTTCGATAAATTCCGCAGATTTTCCAAATGCAACACAATTAAGGAAGTCCGCTTTCTGATCAGAACCCTCTTTTACAAATCTTCTATTGACTGCAATGGAAAATCTTGCGATTGATGTTCCATCATTGGTGTACTTGATTTCTGGATCATGTGTGAATCTTCCTGTAAGAATTACTTTATTCATGCTGTTGCTCCTTTTCTGTATGCTGTTTATCATAGTCAATTAACATTTTGAGACATTTATGTCCTTTCTCTTTTGTAAGTGACTTAATGTCATTTACCTTGAAACGAGTCTTGATCTGGTCTAAAAGTTTAGCTTCCGGGTACTTATCAATAATGTTTTTGATTGACATAGTAGTCTCGGAACTAATCATCTCAGTTTCTTTTACCAATTCCGCTTTCCTGCCGGACGTTTTTTCTTTCTCTCCTGTATTAGTAGAATCACTGTCTTTGTTATCATCAATACAGAACAGTCCATTTAAAGCGTATTTTCTGGCATAAGATGAAGCTGCGCCTGTCACCTGTGAAGAATCCATGCCTTTCTTAGATTCTTCTTCCCTTGCATAAGCAACAGTTGTAATCTCGCCGGTATCTTCACAGTCGTTCAGATGAGCTTCTGCTCTGACATATATTCTGTCACCAACAACTTCCATCCGATCTGTGACGCTTAACACAGTCTTTGTTTCTGCCAGAAGCGGTTTTACAGCCTCTAGAATGTCTTCACAACTTCTGTATTTGTATTTCCCGAAGGAATTGTACTGACCTTTAGGGGCTTTCAGCCTTGACTGAATAATACCTAACTTCTCATATATATTCACTTCTATTCCTCCTTGTCATAAACCACATGCTTGCTGCCCTCAACGATCAGCAAGCTTGTAATATCTTTCATTGATATGGTTGATTCGTTATAAATCTCAACCAGTGCGTTGTACGCTTCCGGCGAAACTTTCACGACAGGGTTATCCTTATCGGTTGCCGGCTGCTTCTTCCTTGCCGGAATACGGATTTCAAATTCACTCACTAATACTTTCCTCCTTATATGATTTCTGAGCCGTTAAAAGCCCATTTAAGGCTTGTACGTAGCTTGCCAATGTTCTTGCCTTATATGATTCCTCTATCGGATTATCCGGCACAATAGCAAGCTGGGTGTCGATTAATCTAACAATCTCATTAATGCGCTCTTCCATGTTTACACCGCCTTAAAAAAGCAATACACATTGTCAGAACCATCCCCTCTCACCGGATTTTTTTCACCATTCGAAAATACTCCGCCGGCACAGTGATACTCGAGATGATTCAGATACATGTCCGGGTTTTCCCAATCAAGAATGTACGCTTTCCGCCTGTTCAGCTCCCCCAGAAGCTCGTTCGCCGTTGTTATCAGTTCCATTGTCGGCAGGAGCTTCAACTCCATCTGATTCAACATTTAGCGTACACCTCCCATCTATTAAGAGTCTAAGAAGATGTGCTTTTGCAAGCTTGCACTGCTCGGCTGATTCCTCTTTAAGCAATTCATTATCAAAATAGATTGTATAAATGCCATCCATTTCCTTTCTAGGCTCCCACTTTGAATTCATAATGCAGATAATGCAAGCATGTACATGCGAAGTGATGTCAAACGAAACAAAATAATCTGTTTCATTCGAAACTCTCCATGCTAACTCAAAAAGCTCTTTAATTTCTTTTTCAAACATTTCCGCTCTCCTTTCTTAAAGTAGTGCTAAATACGTAAACAGCGCAAATACAATGCCTGCCAGGACCTGCTGCAAGCTCTTCTCCCACATCCACACCGGAAGAAAAGTAAACAGGATCCCGATAATCACACTGACTACAATATCCTTTCTGTTCTGTCTAGGTGATTTCATTCTTTCCCCTCCAAAAAGAAAAAAAGATTACAGACTGTAAGCAATATACCAAAAGATATTAGTAATGATTAACAGCGCGGCAGTCAAAAGCCATGCACTGAACCACTTCTTAGTCTCTCTCTTTGCTTTTTTCACGATTTCGGTAGCTAGCATTGTTTCCAAATCGTTCCATGTAATCTTTTCGTTGTTTGTTGCATTTTTTTTATTTTCCATATTATTTTCCTCTCGCTTATCGCTTATATTGACTTTTAGCGGATAGAGGATTATAATTTACCTGTATCCACTAAGGTTGGTTTAGTGGCTTACTGCTCCGGGGTGGAGGTGTCGGCTCCCTCCGGGGCGCTTATGCCAAATTTGCTTTTCTTCTGTAGTAGTCCAAGATAATTCTCGAACATTCATCGACAATCCTTTGATTGTCTTCATGTGTATTGTCCTTGCAGTAATCATCATGTATTCTGATTACCCCGCCAGATTCATTTTTTATTGTTTTAATTACTGCCATAAGAATCTCTCCTTTCTACGATAGATTATGATGTTTCTGTTATTTTGCTTCTTCTGCGAAATGTTTCTCCATGAGATCAGCAATCATCAGATATTCTTCTGCGATTTTTCCATCTCTGGTATTTTTCACCTGTTCACGGAACTCTGGAATTGTTCCATAGAAGCAGCCGCAAGACACTTTAACTTGTTTGTCCTTACATCTGAAGAATGTAGTTGTGCGGAATTGAGTACCGAATCCATGAATAGTTGTGTAATCTGCATTGCCGGACACCTCTGCATTGCCGAACACCTCTGCATTGCCGGACACCTCTGCATTGCCGAACACCTCTGCATTGCCGAACACCCATGCATCGCCGGACACCCTTGCATTGCCGAACACCATTGCATTGTCGAACACCCTTGCATCGCCGGACACCCTTGCATTGCCGAACACCTCTGCATTGCCGAACACCCATGCATCGCCGGACTGGTTTACATTTTCTTCTTTTTCTACCCATCCGCCAGTTTCTCCAGTTTTTACAACTCCAAATGAAACGAGCGCCTTGATTCGGAAAAGTTTCTTTCCGAAAATGTTAATTTTGGTTTCTGATGTTAATTCAAATTTCTTCATTTTCTTCCTCCTCTTTAATTACTGTGAAGTTGCAGTTTCTTTCTTATCTGATTCTTGCTCCAGATTATTCTAAGAAAAAACTTTCCGTCTTCTTCTCGAATAATGTCTTGCCATTCAGATTAGCTCGAATCTCATATTTATGATCTTGATATTGACTCTCTTGAAGAATCTGGGCTAAAATGTCGTTTGGAGTAACCAATTGACATGTAAAAGTAGCTTGCGGACATTGAAGTTGTGACTCAATATCTGATATTCTCTTTTCAAGAGAACGGATCTTTTTCCTGGTTGATTTTTTCACGCCTTTCTCCTTTCTGCTGATAAATTTTCGTGTTATACTCTCCTTTGGAAAGGAGGTGCAAGAATGACTGATAATGAAAAACGCGCACATGATTTAGCCATTGCAGTTTGCATTGATGCTTGCCATTTAAAACGTCAATCTCAAGTTGATGCTGGCAAAACTCATGTAACCGTCGATTATTTCGAAGAATACATAAATGCTTATGAATCCGCATTAGAAGCATTCAACGAAAAATATCCATCCGGCAAATAGGCTTCTTATTAATCAAACATGTTAAGGAAATAGGTTTCTTTGATGTTCGCACCATCTTAGAAGCCTTTTTCTTTTTCTTCTTTTTGCTCATAAACTTTGCTCCTTTCTATTCCGGTAACTTTGGTTCAAGAAACTTATCTGTTCCAACTATAGACTTTATTTCTCAATAATCCAATTTAATTGGATTTATCAGGCACACAAATAAAGTCAATAGGAATACCGGAAAGTTCACTCATTTTTCTAAGCTGTGATAAAGTAGGCTCAGTATTTCCTTTTTCCCAATTAATAACTGTATTATTGGAAACTCCAAACTTTTCAGCCCATTCTTTCTGATTACATCGTGCATTTACACGAACTGCTTCTAAACAAATCTGTGGCATTTGTTTGCCTCCTTTCTTAATTTCTGAACTCATTATAATCCAATAGCTTTGGATTGTCAACACCAAAATCCAAAAATATTGGATTTACTATTGAATTTTTTTTGAATATGGTGTACAATGCAAAATGTAAGGAGGAAAGAACAATGACAAACGAAGAGCAGAAAAGAATCTTTTCAAAAAATCTAAGCCGATATGTTGCCGAGAGTGGCAAGCAGCAAAAGGAAATTGCCGAAGCTATCGGAGTTAATCCAACTACTTTTAATATGTGGTATACTGGAAAGGCAATTCCCGGAACTGGAAAATTAGGTACCTTGGCAAAATATTTTAGAATCGGTCTTTCAGATTTAGTGGATGAAAAGCAAGACAAAGAAATTGATGCAGAATATGCAGATGTTTCAATGAAAATCGGGCTGACAGATAAACGATTCATGAAAATAATTCTTGAATACGATAAACTGTCGCCCGATAAAAAAGATTTGTTATGTGATTTTTTCGAGAAGTTTATTTTCTAAGCAACAGGGCGGGAGTCATCTTCCTGCCCTTTCTTCTTTATATCCTCTTTTTACGAACCAATAAATAAGATTTAATATCTTTTCACTATGTATATTTTCTATCATTTCAATAATTTCCTTTTTGTAATCCATATTATACCTCCTACCGCACAAAAACATTTACTCTCTTTTACATTGCATTATCTTTGGTACGATAAAGTAGCATCGGCAGACAAATCCCTCCTTGCTAACTGCCAGTGATAAACCAGAATGTGCGTAATCGCAAAGAAAATATTCGCACTATCGAATATAAAATGCGTTTTACGTGGAATTATACGGTATAGCAGCACAAAAATAATCTGTATCTGGTTAGGAACGCTCCTTCTGACTGTAGAATGTCTGCTAGATTGCCGGACAAGGCTGACCGTAGAATTTTTACATGAGAGATTGCGTGTCCGACTCGGAACATGAACTATGTAACTGATTATTAATATTATTCCGACAAAAATTATAACTTTTTTGGCTAATTTCAAAATACCGCCTCTTTTTTTAGACAAAAACAACTTTACATGATGTATATAATAGCACATTTTTACACTGTTTTAAATAAATCCGACAAATTTCGAAACAAAAATTTTAACAAAAATATTCTAAATCATTACAATATGTGCTAGAATCAACTCAAAAGTATAAGGAGGAACTGTAGTATGAGTACAGAGAAAACTAAGAAATGCAAGTATTGCAAAACAGAGATTCCGGCGGACGCTAAAGTATGCCCGCAGTGCCGAAAGAAATTAAAAGGTGGAAAGCTCAAATGGGTTGTGCTGATAATCCTTGTCGGAGCGATCATCGGAGCTGTAGCGGGTGAAAGTGATTCGGAATCAGGTAAAAGTGCAACAACGGCTACTTCTTCAGAAAAGAAAGAAGCTGCACCGATCGAGTATACCACTGTTTCCGTTAATGATATGATGGCAGATCTTGATAACAATGCCATGGGAGCATCTGATAAATACAAAGATAAATATCTTGAGATTACTGGAAAACTTACAAACATTGACGCTTCTGGAAAGTATATTAACTTGATGGCTGATGGAGACTTTGAGATTATCGGAGTTCAATGCTACATAAAAAATGATGAACAAAAAACAAAAGTAGCTTCCATGACCAAAGGAGAGACAGTTACTTTAAAAGGAAAATGTACAGATGTTGGAGAAGTCCTTGGATATTCTCTTGATATTGATGAAATAGAATAAATAATAAAAAAGCCGGCTCTCGCTACCAACGGGAACCGGTTTTAATAAATAAGATAATCCGGAGAAAAATCTTACCTACACCATAATTATATCATCTCCTGGATTATCGCACAAGTAAAAAAAAGGAGAATGATAAAATGAATGAATCAGTATGCATCTATCTAAGGAAATCCAGAGCAGATCGGGAAGCTGAAGCGCACGGAGAGGGTGAAACTCTTGCCAGACATGAACGGATCCTGTTAGATCTTGCAAAGAAAAAAGAGTACATTGTGGGTGCAATTTACCGCGAAGTGGTATCTGGAGAAACTATCGCCGACCGTCCTGTCATGCAGCAACTTCTTCACGAGGTAGAATCCGGCATGTGGGACGGTGTTTTAGTTGTCGAAGTAGAGCGTCTTGCCAGAGGTGACACAATCGACCAAGGCATTGTATCAAGGGCTTTCCAGTATTCTGACACGAAGATTATTACCCCTACAAAAATATATGACCCAAACAACGAATTCGATGAAGAGTATTTTGAGTTTGGACTATTTATGAGCCGAAGAGAATATAAAACCATCAAGCGCCGACTGAACGCCGGAAGAATCTCATCGGTAAAAGAGGGTAAGTATTGCGGCAACAAACCACCTTACGGATACGAAAGAGTTAAGCTCGAAAAAGAAAAAGGCTATACTCTCCGACCTGTTCCGACTCAATCTGAGATTGTAAAAATGATCTACACCTGGTATGCCGGTGATGGCTGCGAACAAATTGGAGTTGCGAAGATTGCACGGAAATTAAATGAAATGGGAATAGAATCTGCATTGGGCGATGACTGGACTCCTGCCAGTATACAGGGAATTCTAACAAATCCGGTATACATCGGGAAAATCCGATGGAATGGGCGAAAAACTGTAAAGACTATACAGAATGGCCAGGTAATTAAAACACGTCCTCGATCAAAAGATACTCTTATTTGTGATGGATTGCATTCGGCTATTATATCGGATGATCTATTTAACTCCGTACAGGAAATTCGAAAAAAGAACCCACCTCGCCCAGTTAGTATAGCAAACTCGATTCGTAATCCACTTGCCGGAATTGTCTATTGCAGCAAATGTGGTCGTGCCATGGTTCGCCGTCCTTATCAAAAGCGCGGACAGGAAGATACCCTCATGTGTCCATATACGTCTTGCCACACAGTAAGTAGCAAGTTGCCTCTGGTTGAAAAATCTGTGATTGATGGAATTAGAGAGATTGTGGAAGAATATAAGTTAAACAATGATATTAATACATCTTCAAAGGCTATTGATTGCGGAATAACTTCTAAGCAGAATCTCATACACGAAAAAGAAAACGAGCTGGAAAGCTTAAACGCCCAAAAAGCAAAACAATATGATCTGCTCGAACAGGGCATCTACACCACAGAAATCTTCCTCGAACGTGCCAAAACTATATCCGCATCCATTCAGTCATGCTCCGATACTATAGAAAAATTAAAAGAAGAAATCAAACATGAACAGAATATTATAAAGCAACAATCAGATTTTATTCCTCGTTGCGAAGAGCTACTCGATAACTATTGGAGCCTTGATACAGAATCCAAGAATAAAATGCTTAAGAGTTTAATTGAAAAGGTTACATACTCAAAAGATACCAAAAACGCTTATGGGAAAGGCGATGAGATTAGTTTTCGGCTCGACATTTTCCCGCGAATCCAGAAAAAAAGTTAATGACAACATCTATGTGCTGACGAACTGGCGCATTGATGTTATCATTAATTTTGAAAAGAAATTCCCGGGGGAATTAACCCCGGGATAATTTTTACTGCTTCTTAATATATTTTGCAGATACAAAGCCATAATACTTTCCTGCGATACGGATATAATACCACTTACTACCGTTTTTATCTTTCTGGGTAAAATTCATTACTTCCACTTCATTTCCCTGGTTGAGCTTTGGGTATTTTTTGATGTTCGGGTACTCAGTTCCAGCCCAAGTACGCACATTAAGCACAGTGGCGGTTACATTCCCCTTGAAAAGCACCTGTGTCTTGTCCTGTTTTCCTGTAATGGTAGCGGATGCGGGGCCACCCTCCTTTGCCAGATATCCAGTCCAGATCCAGCCAATACCGATACCGGAAACTTTTACATGCGTCCACTTTCCGCTTGTCTTTCCGTCAATTTCAACAACGGTTCCTTTATTGATTGAACCCATAACGTAACCATTCGGTGTCTCGCGGACATACAAGTCATTCACGGTTGCTACTCTGGTTCCTGTTTTTTTCCAGGTTGTGGTATTCTCGTAGGATTCCCAATCAATCCAAACATATCCGTCGATTGCTGAATCGTTGATGGAGTAGGATTTATTGCGAACCGCTCCGCCATTTGCCACCACTCCTGGAGCACTGGAAGTATTTCCCTCATTAGTATAAATTCTAGATCCATCAAAATTCTGTACATCTCCAATATGGGAGCCATTTCGGAAAATCAGAAGTGCACCAAGTTTCGGAACGGTATGCCATGTGTCCTGTTTTTTCGACCAGTTTTTTACGCTCTGACAGTTATAAAAACCGCCGCCCATGATTTTGAGGGCATTTGTGATTCCAATTACTTTCACCAGCTTCCAGAACTGATACTCTGCACACCATGGCTGTCCCTGGCATCCTGGTTGTCCCCAACTATTTACATCTCTTGCAAATTTTGTGTAATTGTTGTATCCTGCATTCTTTTTAAAATCATCCAGATAGGAGTTGCTTTTCTTTTCAAGGTACCCGCCGTTGGATGCGTAATAATCACCAAGGTTTAAAAATTCTTGTAATTTGCTCATTATATAATTCCTTTCATATTTGGTTCGCCCCTCAAAATTAAGTAGCGCAATACTTCGCTAAAGCCCTCTTTAGTTAAGTGTTCGCCAATTCTGGAAAATCTGCTAATGCTTGTAAATATAATGTTATAGCACCTTTTTCCGTAGGGTGTACATTATCACCCGACAGCATACCGTCATACCACGAATCTCCCTTGTGTTCAGCACCCACTGATTTTGCGAAATCTATATATTTAATTCCTGCATTTCTAACAACGTTATTTTTGTAGCTATTAAACTGTGTTGGTGTATTCGGAATTGTACACCCGATAAGTATTATATTATTTTCTTTACACACATTCTTTACATCATTAAATCTATTATTCCAGTTTCCGTTAACAGATGATTCATTATCTGGGTTATTCATACCCACAGCCCATAATATATATTTTGGTTTGCCGTGTTTTAATGTAGCTTGTAATGAATTATACGCATTATCAGAACCTCTACCCGGATAACCATCAATGAGCATATCTGTGCCATAACCATTGCTTAACAACTGAGCAATCCACCGTGCCTTATTTGTCATACCAAAATAGCTATCTCCATATGCCCATATTGGTGAAGAATAATTTTTGCAAGTCCAAGATACGGCACAATTTGCTAATTCTGTATTAATGCTATTTACAAAAATATTTCCAATGTTACCATCCCAGTCTTGTTCTGTATTGTATTTTTCACCATTAGATACTAATGTGATTTTCGCTTTATAGTTTGCGGCTACTTCAATTATAATATGAATTGTATTCACAATGGATAAGCCGTGTGCAAGTATTACTTTGTCGGTGGGTGTTGAGTATACTGTAATATTTGTGCTATCTACGACTATCCAGCTCGAAGGAGAATTTGTTTTAGTACCATGCCCCATTTCAAGTATAGAAAATGAGTTTACAATTCCACTCAAAACAAACACTTTTCTTGCCATAATATTATTATTTTCCAATACCCATGAATCACCGCTATGAAGTGTTCCGTTTCTATGCACTTGTTCATATACTTTTTCTCTTGGCAAGAATGTTTCTTTTAACTGCGTAATACCATACGGGACATAACCATTTACACCAAACGAATAATTTTTAGTAACCATTACATCTAACGTCGGATATAGTAATGTGAATTTTTCTGTAAAACGTAAACGTCTAGCGTTTATAGGTGCTGTTACATCACCAGTTATAATTGCACCGCTTATATACTTTCCATTTTCATCAAACCAATGCACTCTTACTTCCAGCTTATATATATTATCCTTGGCTGTATTCCATCTATAAAACCTCCATACATCCCCCTCATTTGTGTCAAAATATCCAGTTGTAATTGCATTTACTGTTGTAGAATCTGCGTACTCTGTACCATCAGCAATAGTTAATGCTACACCCTTTGTATTTGTAAATGAATGTGGGTTATATAGATTTTCAGTCACGTTAAATGCTTTGGTAACATCATCTTTAAAATACTCTATATCTTCCTTTAGCGAAGCAGTCTCACTGTCTACTTTCGCGAATTTATCCCCTACCGCTTTAGAATCCGCAAATCCGCCCTCTTTAGATAACGTTGAGTCAGAAACTGGCGTTTCCAACACTGCACCGTAAGGTAGTTGCCGTTTCTTTCCATCTGCTGTGATTATCCCTTTAAATGTATCAGCCATTATTGTTTACCTCCGTCGTTTTCAAACTCACATAGCCATTTGCATCCATGTTAAGTCCAACGCCCTTATCGGACAGGTACGTCTGGACCGCTTCTGCGATAGCTTCTTTATTGGTTCCGATTCCATCAGTACACAGTTTATACAGATATCTTTCTTTCCTGGTTATTGGCTCTGGTACCTTCCCTGTATAATCTCCAGTTAACTTTGCGAGATACATTTCTTCTCGCGTGATAGGTTTGTTGTCAGGCATTTTTTATACCTCCTTTTTTACTATGTATTGATTAATAACCTCTTTTAATTCCGTCAATTCTGTTTTGATTGATTCCAACTCGGATTGCAATTCTTTAACTTTCTCATGCTCATTTTTTAGCATTGCGAACATACATGGAATCATAATACGATAGTTCCAGTTCTCGGCATGTCCATTTTTGCCGTGATCAACAGCGATTGGAAATCTGCGGTCAATATCCTCTGCAATAAACATCGGCATTTCTTTACCGCACCGTTCGTCTTGCTCCATAAGATATCCGTCTTTGTACTTCGCCCAGATTACTTTGACTTTATAGAGGTCTTCCAGTTCGTCTTTCTTTACGGTTTTCCCAAGAATTTTATAATGCATAGAGGATGATGCAATTGTTCCGACATCTCCATTGTTATTTTTTCCTAAGTTACTACCGGTTATAAGCTTAGGCATTTCCGGCACATTGAGAGTCAGAGAACTGCTTCCAGTTGTCTCAACTTTCATCCTAGATACTGTTTTTAAAAGAAGACCAGCTTGTTTGCTCTCCAAAACAGTCCAATATCCATCAGAGTATTGCGCGGATAAATCAAGAAGTCCATGAACAAGGGAGGAATCGTAACCAGCTGTAGCCACAGACTCATTTATCTGGAACCACTCTTTTCCCTTGAAGTTTTTAAACCCAACTGAGTTATCTATTTGAGTTATTATATTTCCATTCGCGTCGTACACCTCAAAGGTGCCATATCCATTATTTGGACCGCCAAGCTTCAGCGTTCCGCCTTTTGCATATGTGAATGAAATATATAACTGGTTGCCCTCTTTATAAATTGCTTTCATGAAACCATTATTTGTAAGAAGATTAAATATCTCTTCGTGGGTAAGTGCGTCCACATCAATCAATATTGGAATAGTCTGTATATCAATCTGATTGTTGTTTCCTCCAGCTTCATACAGTATAAACCTTATATACACAACACTTCTGTCTAATGATCCAACTGTATAAGATTTTTCTGATTCATCCACAATACTTGCTAAAACATTACTATAAGTAGATCCATCAGTTGATGTTTGAACTTTCCATCTGCCTTTATATTCTTTTCTTTCTGCCTTATCCCCATCTCTATAATATGCTTTTGCAGTTATATTGTTTGGTGATACTTTATTATCCTGTCCGCGTTTTAAAATATCCGCTGACATTTCAATAAAATACGTTCTGCCAGGTACGCCTTGTTCTCCTTTTTCCCCGGCGTATTGCTTTGAAACAGAGAATCTTTTGCTAACGGATAATGTTTCCAGATAAGTAGCTTTTATATCTATCCATCCATTATCTGTATTTAATCCAGTTACAGTATATGTTTTTGTTGAGATATCCCATGTTCCATCCACTCCATCAGATTTTGATATCGTATAACTACAATCAGCCGTAATATCCTGTGTTCCGTACATCACAACGGCCTGTGTAGTCACACCACTTGGAAATGTCCCGTAATTCCCGTTAGAGTCAACAGATATTCCCTGATATTCGTTGCTTAATTGCAATGTCATATTTTTAGCAAGCGCAGCTGCTTTCATTGCATTTTCAGCTGTTTGCTTGATATCATTGATAGATTTTTCCCCGCCTATCTGCACGGATCCATCGAGATATACTTTTTTTGTATTCATATCTGCCTGGAATATTATATTTCCATCAGAATCCCTCACAGTTAAAGCACCGGAATCTATATAATTTGCATTTATCCCTTCTGCGTATAAAAGCCTTGTTATCAATGTTCCGTCAACAACAAATCCGTATGGATAAGTTTCACCGCCATCATTGGAAACCCCTATAGCATTACCGGTTAGCTTTATCACAACTTTTGATTCTTCTAGTAATGGTTTATCGTGCAAATAAGTAATAACGCTTTTATCTTCAAGCACCTCAAGAGTTTCAAAAAGTCCCTCTGAATTAGCCAGCGCATTTTCAAGTTTTTTAACAGCTTGTTCTCTGGCTGTTTTTTCGTTTTCAATGATTTTTTTAGCAGCTATTAATGTTTTATCAGCAGATGATAAAAATTTGCTACTCCCTCTTATTGGATTTTCGGCTTTTGTTTTTACATCTGTTGTTCCGTTCAGCCTGCTTGATACATCGGTAATCGGCGTTATATACTTATTTTCTTTTCTGTCGTAAGTAAAAGCCATATCTCCGAATTCTGTTAACGGGTTGTAAATCAGACTTCCTTCCATGCTCCGGAATGATTTCCCGATTAGATTATCTCCAATCCATCCAGCTACAGTTTCAAGATCAGCATCACCAAGCAAATCATTTTCCAATTCCAGGACATACCCATCTTTTCCGTACACGGCATCTGATTCCGTATTTTTTACCTTGATTCCGGTTATTACGATATCATCACTTGAGAGAGTCGGCGAAGAAATATAATCTCTCAACCTGGTAGGATTTCCAACTCCTTCTTTTAATGTGAGATATCCATCACTATCTAAATACCAGTTTCCGGCATTTGGAGAAATAAATCCATCGGAATCTGCGCTTGATCCACTTCCAAATACAAGATATCCATCATCCCCGACTGTGGCTCCGTAATCTACTGATATTGAATCGAAATCCCATTTGATCAACTGTAAATTACCATTTACATCCACCCTTGCATTAGCCGAATCCAACATAGCTATCCAGCCGATCAGCTGCCGGAAGGTAATTCCATCTGGAATACTGTTGATTGCCACGTCTCCGTGCTCCATGGAAGAAAAGCCCATAGAGATTCCAATTGTCACGCAGGCATCCTGGAGCAATGTAAAAGCTGACTGTGGAAGTACAAGGTTGCTTGTGTAAAGCGCATTTGCTTTATACATATCATCCAAAGCAGTGAATTCAAGGACTTCACCGTACTGTTCAGGAGTTGTAATGGTGTAGGTTCCTTTTTTTATGGTTTCCACAACGCTATCCGTTACTTGCATTTTGAGGTGGGCGGTTAATTTTGCTTTGTAAAAGTAGTAATCCTTCCACTGGTCCTCTGTGTTATCCAAGCTCAGTGTCATGGACTTACATATTGTGGTTCCAATCGGGAAACTGTTGCTTTCAGCGCAATCCGTAAAGCCTCCTCCGCCTACCAGAATTTCACTATCTAAGGTCTTTTTTCTCCCATCGGCGAAGGTGATATCCACTATTTCATATAGTATTTTGCCTTCTGCAAGTGCATTTTTAAATGCTTTAGATGCATTAATCAAGTGGATTCACCCCCTGCATATTGAATGATATTTCAGAATAATATTCTCCTACTTGAGCTATATTATATTGCATTTTCCCAACATAAAACTGTTCTGAACGCCATTCGTTTTTGTGCGCTAACCAGTGATACAACATAAATGGTTCTCCTTTAATGATTGCGTTTACGAGATTAGTTGATTTCTCATCAACGCGAACATTTGTGGCTTTATAGCTATATTGCATAACTGTATAAAGTGGTACTATTATTGCTCTTCCATACTGTGTGCGGTTACTTCCTTCTGAATATGTAGTTTCGAATTTACACTGCATATCCTTATCTGGCTGAGGGATGAGAAGTCCATTTATCTTGTATCTATCAGTTATTGATTTACTTATTGAAAATGCCACGTTCTCACCCCCCCCTACGCCAATTCAAACAGATTCGTACCGCTTGCATCACGTCTTAACTTTGCTTCTTCTATAACTTCATCAAATATTGTTCTGCGATTAATTTGCGCCGTAAATCGAACGTTTCCACTGCCGCCCTGCTGATGTCTTGCAAATGCATCATCAATAATTTCTCGGATAACGCCTTCTGGGGCTTCCAGGTTGCGTCCGTTCTTCTGGTCTCCAAGGACTGCCAGAAACTCTGATCTTGGCGGAATAACGGCACCTTTTGCAAGATATGGAATTGTAGGAACTCTTGGGAAATTAGCCGTAAATCCAATTGTCCTTGATCCAAACGGAGTTGGAACCTTCCACGGTCCAAATGTAAATGCTGATTCAATGCCGCCGATTGCGCTGTTTACAGTTCCAATAGCGCTGTTTGCAATTCCGATGACTTTGTTTAGAATATCCCGGATGGTATCACGGATACCGCCAAAAATTTCCACCACTCTGTCTCTTACCGATGTAAATTTGTTTACAATAGCATCGCGGATAGCTGCAACTTTATTTCCCACAATCGTCACGATATTCTCCCAGGTTTCTCTTGCATTGGCTTTCATACCGTTCCATAAAGTTGAAGCTTTTTCTTTCATGTCGCTAATTTTTCTGGTTGCCGCTTCTGCCATTTCTCGCGTCTTTGAAGTAACAAATTTAACTATCGAAGAAACGACATTTGAAACAAGTGTTCCTATCGCATCCAAGATTCCAGTAACGGTTTCTTTCAGATCAGAAAGAATCATACTTACACCTTTGCCCATTGTTTTAAAGAAGCCAACAACAGCAGATGCTACGATTCCTGCAACTTCTTTGATTTTGTCCCAGTTTTTGTACAGTAATACGCCAATCGCAATACAAGCTCCAACGGCAATAGCAAATATCCCCCCCGGTCCGATAGCTGTTGCAATAGCTTTAATACCGCCTATAATTCCGCCGGAACCAGTCATTAATGCTATGAGGCCTTTTGCATACAACATGATCGTACTGATGCTTTTACCAATACTCGAAGCTAATCCTGCTATTTTTGTAGCGGCAAATGCTCCAATCAAAGCCGTACCGAATGCTTCGATGATTGATTGGTGATCCGCAAAGAATCCTGCCAAATCAGACACTAGGTTAATCACTGTTGGAATTCCTGTTTCAATCAGCCATTTCAGCATCGGAAGAACAATATTATTGTAAATCCACTCAAGAACGTTTCCGATAGATTCCAGAATTGGTGCAAATGTACTGGTCAGATTACTAATAGATTCCAACAGCGGATAGAAGTCCAAGTTCGCCGTCCATGTCGCTGTATCCTCTGCAATCTTCTCAACAAACTGCATGACCACCACAAGAGCATCTGCGATATTCTGTATAATCTGCGTTCCGACGTTGTTTTTGCTCCACGCGTCAGTGAAACCGGAAGCAATGTTCCCAACGGTCTTAAGCACGTTCTGGGCAATCTTAAGCATGGTTGTGAGCATTGTTGTGCCTGTGCCATTTGTCCAGACCTCTACAAGGCTTTTACCTACACTTACAGCGAGCTTTTTGAGTCCATCAAGTGCGGTTTTTGCTGCATTAATAGTATTCTTGCCCTCTTTTTTCCATGCATCCCGAAATGGTTTCCAAAGTTTTTTGAGAAGGTCAGCAAGTTTCTTTGCGGAATCACTAATCTTGTCAAGTGCAGTTTCGCCCTCTGCGAGATTACCGTAGTCCACATTTCCTACTGAACTCGGAATGCCGCTGTTACCTGCTCCTCCGCTTCCACCAGATGAAGATGGTGTGGAAGATGAATTGCTGCCAGTAGATGTGACTTTGTGAACTTCATCAAGTGACGAAAGATAGTTTTTTGTTTCCTTATTCGCTTTTTTTGTTGCTTTTGCATTGTCGTTAGTGGCATCCGCCAGTTTCTTTGCATTATCTGCCGCCTGTCCATACTGGTCCGCTGTATCTGCGATCGCGTCTGTTCCGGCAAGGCCCGCTCCACTTCCGCTCGTTTGACCGGAAGATTTCTTGCCAGTAATAAGCTCCGTGAATGACTTAAATGCGTTTGCCAGAGTCGCCAGTTTACCGAGAAGAATATTGATTACTTTCAGAACAGGTGTAAAAATATTAATCAGCCCTTGTCCGACTGTTGCCTTGAGGGACTGCAACTGCAACTGCATCACTCGCACCTGGTTCGCCCAGCTGTCAGAAGTACGAATGAAGTCACCAGATGCGGCTGATAACTGTTCCTGCACAAAAGCAAAGCGGAGAGCAACTTTCTCCTGTTCAGTCATTGCAGATGTGGTCTTGCCGTAGCCATTTGCAAGTGCATATTGGTCAAGTGCCGACTGGGTCATTACCACGCCCAAATCTTTTAATGTTTCCGTTTCACCCGTAAACACTGATTTCAGTTTGATATAAGCCAAGTCCTGACTGATGTTGTAGAATGATGCCACATCACCAGTCAGCTGTGTCAGGGCCGTTGACATGTCGTAAGCCTGTGATTCTGAAAATCCGAACGACTTAGACATTGCTCCGAACGTGCCGACATACCTTTTTGCCATAGTTTCAGATAATCCGGCAGAAGTCATGGCGTTCTTTGCGAATTCATTTACTTTGTCAGACATGGTTGTAAATGTAACATCGACCACGTTCTGCACTTCTGCGAGATCTGAGCCAAGGGCAACGCATTCTTTTCCAAACTGTACTAGTTTACCGACAGCAAATACTCCGCCGATAAGTAGTCCTATTTTTTTTACTGTGCTTCCAAGCCCGTCGAATGACTGTTTAATCGCTGATACACCTTTTTGGACACCGGTTGTGTCTAATCTGGTATCAATAATGACTGAGCCATCAGCAGCCATGTGTCCACCTCCTAACTATTTGAGGTTCAACATCTCATTCAGCGCATCCTTGTACGCTTGCTCTTCATCGCTGAGACGTGTTTTTATATCAATGATGTTTTTATTTTCCTGATAGAATTTCTTTTCCCACTTATCTAGTTTTTCACCCTTTGTTTTTTTTGAACGGATTCCAACGACCGTATTAAACAAGCATTCGCCGGATTCCATGAAATATCCGAAAAACGTCCACCAGTGCATATAAGGCACTGCTCTGATTTCTTTTCCGGCAACCTTGTTTACTGCTGGTACAATCATATCTCCGTCCTGTTCCCAGTCCATCAAGCGGGGTTTTGGCTTATTCGGACTATCATCAATTTGACCGCAGTCGATAAACTCGCAGGCTTTCTGGCAAGCTTCTGTAAGATGTTCTGGGGGTATACTTTGCCAGTCCTCAAATAGAATCTGTAACATAACTACTGCTTTTGCTTGTTCGTCTAATTCTGGGTCGTTCATGGCAACCAGAATATCAATAATTACTCGAAAATCTGTCCTGATAGAAAAATCCACCCCACTGATATTTAGTGAGGTGGGTAACTCATAGGCGGTCATTTTATATACTTCTCCGTGTACTTATTAGCTGCTGCCTGCATTTTCTTCTTTCTCTTTTCAATTACCGGTGCAATTGCTTCTACAATTTTATCCAGAACAATGTAAACGAAAACCTGACCATTTCCAAATACAGTAGTTGCTGTGATTGGCTCTTTAAACAGGTCTTTTGATGCTTCATATCCGAGCAGATAGTTGATTTTATCTTCAATCTGTTTATTCAGTTCAGCCATTTCTTTACCTGATGTGGCTTTCTGAATAGAATCTTCGAACTGTTTAAAGTATTCTATTACTTCTTCCGCACGTGCTGCGACATTGATATCGGTTGGATTAAGCTTGAAAGAAGAAAAAACTTCGTCTTCGTTATTCGTGAATGTGAAATTAAGGATTCCATCATCAATGTTTGTGTTAATTGTTTTTGCCATTTTCTACGCCCTCCTAAAAATTATTCGCTGTCAGCTGTAAATGTACCGGAACTGATATCAAATTTTCCTTTTACTCGTTCACCGGTATAATTGACGGTAAATGGAATCTGATAGCCGGATGTATCACCGCCGTAGGAGGTCGGCACAACGTAGCAGTCCTGCTGATATGCTTCATATTTTCCTGCTGTGGCTTCTGTCCAAAGATGAACCTCAACTGCTTTTGTTTTGAGGTTGTCGTCTTTGAGACGTCCATCTACAATCTTCTGTAATGCTGTGAACAGGTCAGAAGTAGTGTCTGCATAGAACGGATCAGCGTCAGAAGAAACTTCGTAGCCGTTGTGTTTGAATGTGGATTCTCCGAGAATGTTCTTAGATGTTTCAGTGTCTGGATTGAGTTCGACATTGTACTCTTCCAGGTCTTTTCCAAGACGCTCATATTTTGATGTCAGTCCTCCACAAAGAGAACCTGCATCAATATAATGAGCCATGTATTTACGGTCAATCTTGCCTGTAACTGCCATAGAAATGTCCTTTCTGCCTATAACTTTTAAAAGGCTGTGTAGGTTAGCGACTATCTCCAACTGATAGCCGGTTGTTACTCGTTATATTACTTCATAAGTGTTTTCGTAGCGTACCGATAATGGCAATAACCAGTCCTGTACACCACTCTCCTGCGGCTCTAAACCATAGGAATTATCACGGGTTATACGTTTTATCACTCTTCCTTGAGAAAGCTCTGGAAAAGCATTTAAGCGTGTCTCAGAGCCATTTATGATAACTGGTTCTCGACATATCCATTTACCAAGATTATCCAGGAACTTCTGAACAGATAACTTCTGCCGTTCCTTGTCGGATGCTGTTCGGTACACTACATAAAATGGGTACTGACAAATTTGGTGCATTATTCCGCAAACATCTTCTTTTTCTGAATAGACCAACGCCCCGTTGTCTGCCGAGAATGCAATTCCTGATTCCTTGCCGAGTTCCTCAAATTTGATTGTTTCATTATCGTACAGTCCCGGATACTGGTTCAGAAGTGCTTTCATGGCATCTGTCAGAATCTCATATCCGGTTGCGTCTTTGCCAATTGGCTTATCTGCCATGTCGTCTACCTCCTGCTTGTGCTTTTACTTTGCGAATCCACGTACTGCCGTATTGTCGTTTTGCGGCATCAAACCAATGGGCTTGTGCCCGTGGATGAGCCTGTTTGGTGTATTCAAGATTTTCCTTTGCGGCTGTCTGACCAGAAAACTGACTAACGAGGACTTTCTTTGCTCCACGTCTTGCGTAGGGACTTCCGGTTGCCTCGTCAACCATTCCTTTTCCCTCATACAGAAAACGCCCATAAGGAGCCGCCGCAGCACATACTTTTCCACTGCCTTGTAAAGATGTACTTTCTGCTCTTGTACGGTTAATAAAATTCGCTGTGATCATTGGCATGAATGGAACCATGCTGTCCATTACCATTCCATCCAGCAAATACTGTGCTTCCTGGTACTGCCTTGAAAAACGACTCATATTCAGCTTGATTTTCATATCTCCATCGACTACGGAGAACCCTTTAAAATGATGAATTTTGCTCATATTACTTACCCAAAATTTCAAAATGCGGAATCAGTGTATATGGGCCGCCTACACTGGTAATCTTGAACACGTTATCCTTATTCTCGTTCATGTACTGATAGAATCCATTCCGGTAATCACTGTCAGTTATCGTTCCACCAGTCCACTCACCCTCCCAGAAGAACGATTCGTCTGAGAATGTGATTGTATCTTCCAGAGCGTTGTTAATCTGTCTTTTCCACTCCTTAGGCGGTACATATGGGAGAATCTTGCCATCCTTGTCAATAATGGTTATATCGCCGTTCTGGACAGTATAATGGATGTGTAACTGTGCGTTGTCTGTTGCTTCTGCGCCATACTTTTTAAGGATTGCTCCTTTATCGGTAATGAGGTCAACACCGGATAAAACATGAGGATACCAGTACGCATCTCTTGTTGTCGGACTCTCATAATAAT